GGTTACATGCGTTACAAGTTGATACTACACCAGAAAAACTATTAAAATTAAATGTAGCAATGATTGATGATGTTGCTAAAATCATTTCAGACTTTATGAAAGGTTACAGAGAAGACCACGCCGAAAAGGCAGACGCCGATCGACCAAAGGTTTTATTTGTAATTGACAGTCTAGGAATGATGATGACACCTACTGACGTTGACCAGTTCAATCGAGGTGATATGAAAGGTGACATGGGACGTAAACCAAAAGCACTAGCATCACTAGTACGTAACAGTGTGAATATGTTTGGCGACTACAACGTAGGTTTAGTTGCTACAAATCATACTTATGCATCACAAGATATGTTTGACCCAGATGATAAGATATCAGGTGGACAGGGCTTTATCTATGCAAGTTCAATTGTAGTAGCAATGCGAAAGTTGAAGTTGAAAGTAGATGCAGACGGTAATAAGACTTCACAAGTACATGGCATTCGAGCCGCTTGTAAAGTGATGAAGACACGATACTCAAAACCATTTGAGTCTGTTCAAGTTGAGATTCCATACGAAACGGGAATGTCACCATATTCTGGATTAGTTGAATTCTTTGAAGCAAAAGGATTACTAGTCAAGCAAGGTAACAGATTGAAATATATAACAAAGAAGGGCGATGAAATGATTGAATTCCGTAAGAATTGGTCAGATGAAAAACTTGATATTGTTATGAATGATTGGAATGAAGAGAACATTGATGCTGAAAAACACGAATTAGAATCAGTTGAAACTGTGGATTCTGAAGAAGTATAAAATAAAGCAATCTGTATAAATAGATTGCTTATCATAACAAGACAACAGAGGAGTCAACTTGGAATCAGAATCACTTTACGAATTGTGGGAAACTTTAGTGAACTATATTCCTGGCAAAGATAGAATAGAAGCCGGAGAAATGTTCATAAAGCAATGCGATGATTTAGGAATGAGTAGTGAAGATATAGAAATACTAATTGACGGCAACCCAATTCTTTTGGTTGCAATAGATAGATACTTCGAGGATGAAGAAGATGAAAACGAAGATGACACCGATGATTGGGACTGATGAACTGGTATAGCAAAGTAGTAAAAGACTGGGGTGAAATTCCTAATTGTATTCAATACTTTGAAACAGAGTTAAAGGATGCAAGAAAGGAAGTGAAGATACAAGGTAATATTGAAAAAAATGCCACGTATCTTCCTGCTTATGTAGAACTTCGTTTTGGTCAGTTACAAGAGATAGAAGCCATTTTAGAACATCTAAATATATCATTACGAAAGAAAAGAAGTTCGTATCTACGAAAATATTTAGAGAACTATAATAAAGTATTGAGCAGTAGAGATGCTGAAAAATACGCAGATGGCGAAGATGAAATCGTTGCAGTTGGTGAATTGATAAACCAAGTAGCACTCATCAGAAATCAGTATCTCGGAATAACAAAAGGGTTTGAAATTAAGCACTTTCAACTGTCTAACATAATTAAGTTACGTGTTGCAGGTATGGAAGATTCAGAGATTAACACATATTAGGATAGAGGGCATAATGAACGGGATTCATATAGTTAAACGAAACGGAGAGAGAGAGGAATTAGACTTAGAGAAAATGCACAAAGTCGTTTTTGAAGCATGTAACAATATCAATAATGTATCTGCCAGTGAAGTCGAATTAAAATCTCATATCCAGTTTCATAGTGGAATGACTAGTAGCGAAATACAAGAAACATTAATTAAAGCGGCTGCTGAGTTGATAACAGAAGATACTCCCAACTATCAATGGGTAGCAGGTAATCTAATTAATTACCATATCAGAAAAGAAGTATACAATGATTTTGAACCATGTGGTATTTTGCAGTTGGTCAATCAGAATGTGAAGTCTGGCTTTTATGATAAAGAACTATTAACGGATTATTCAGAAGAAGAATGGGAAAAGATTAATGGTTTTATCAGACATGATAGAGATTTTGATATCACATATGTTGGGATGGAACAATTTCGTGGTAAGTATCTAGTACAAAATAGAGTTACACATAAGATATACGAAACACCACAAATGGCATACATGCTAATTGCGGCAACGTTATTCAGTAACTATCCAAAAGAAGAAAGATTAAAATGGGTTAAGGATTATTATGATGCTATCAGTACATTTGATATCTCATTACCAACGCCTGTTATGGCTGGTGTTCGTACACCACAAAGACAATTCAGTAGTTGCGTATTAATTGAAACAGATGATAGTTTAGATAGTATCAATGCGACATCTAGTTCAATTGTTAAATATGTCTCTCAGAAAGCAGGAATTGGGGTTGGTGCGGGTAGTATCCGTGCTATAAACTCACCTATTCGTAATGGCGATGCAAGTCATACTGGCGTTATTCCATTCTATAAGATGTTTCAAGCGGCAGTTAAATCGTGTTCACAGGGCGGTGTTAGAGGCGGTGCCGCAACATTGTACTATCCTGTATGGCATTATGAAGTTGAAGATTTACTTGTTTTAAAGAATAATAAGGGCACAGAAGACAATCGTGTTCGTCACATGGACTATGGTGTTCAGTTCAATAAACTTATGTATGAACGACTAATGCAAGGTGGTAACATCACATTGTTCAGTCCACAAGATGTCCCAGGATTGTATGAGGCATTCTTTAATGACCAAGATAAGTTCCGTGAACTATATGAACAAGCAGAACGTAAAACATCTATTCGTAAGAAAACAGTACCTGCTATTGAGTTATTTTCATCGTTTATGAATGAACGTAAGAATACAGGTCGTATCTATTTGATGAATGTTGACCACGCAAATGACCATAGTTCTTTTGATACAAAAGTGGCACCAATCAAACAATCAAATCTATGTTGTGAGATTACTCTTCCAACTAAGCCATTGAGTAGTGTGATGGATGAAGAAGGAGAAATTGCTCTCTGTACACTAAGTGCTATCAATTGGGGCAATATTAAATCACCAAAAGATTTTGAGAAGCCATGTGAGTTGGCAATAAGAGGACTTGATGCACTATTGAGTTATCAGGATTATCCACTCATTGCTGCCGAGTTGGCAACAAATAATAGGAGACCTTTGGGTGTAGGCATTATTAATTTTGCGTATTGGCTGGCTAAAAATGATACGAATTACTCTGACCCTAACTTAGAGTTAGTTGACGAATGGACAGAAGCATGGAGTTATTATCTAATCAAAGCCTCAAATAATTTGGCAAAAGAAATTGGAGCATGTCCAAAGTCTAATGAAACAAAGTATGGACATGGAGTCGTACCAATAGATACACGTAAAATAGAGATTGATGAACTTGTTTCTCATAAAGAAAGAATGGATTGGAAATCTCTTAGAGAAGACCTTAAAGAATATGGAATTAGAAACTCAACAGTGATGGCACTTATGCCTGCTGAAACATCAGCACAGATTAGTAATAGTACAAATGGTATTGAACCACCACGTAGTCTTGTTAGTGTTAAACAATCAAAGCACGGAGTACTAAAGCAAGTTGTTCCTGGTATTCACAAGTTGAAAAACAAATACGAACTTCTATGGGACCAGAAAAGTCCAGAAGGTTATTTAAAGATTATGGCAGTATTACAGAAATATATCGACCAAGGTATCTCAGTGAACACAAGTTATAATCCAGTACATTTTGAAGATGAGAAGATTCCAATGTCAGTGATGTTACAACATCTTATAATGTTTTATAAGTATGGTGGCAAGCAATTGTATTACTTTAATACATTTGATGGTCAAGGTGAACTAGATATAAATGCTCTTAATGATGAAGAACCATTAGAGCCAGGATTAATAGATGATGAGGATTGTGAAGGCTGTGCCATTTAATGGAACTAAGCAACCTTCCAAGTTATAAATTAGCAAAGTGTTTGTGTGTAAGACCGCTATCGCCAGATAACCCGGAATTAGGATATTTTAATTCTTGCACAGAACAACCACAGTCGAAATCAAATAAAATAGTAGAAGATGAATTTTTTTCTGGACGTGGTAGATTTTATTGGTATGACATTAAACTTGATTCAAGTGTAGACTTTTCTGTGTATCAAAAATTTATAACAGAATTTTTAAGAAGAGGCGAAACACATGATTGCTTAATACACTTATCGAATGTAATATATGAACCTCAATACGATAAAGAATTAGTATCATTATATAACATGCCACATTTATCACAATTTATAGAAGTAACTTCTTCTATTCCGCAAACTATATATTTTGATTTGGATGATAAAAGATTTGAACCGACCTCACTAAGAGAATTAATTGAAGTAGACAAGTTGTGTAGAAAACTTGAAGGTATTCCAAATATTTCATATTTCTTAATAAATGTATCAGTACACACAAGAAATAAGGATAATTCACTTAGTGACGTTAGCACAGTACTAGCAGTAAACGACCTTTATTACAAAGAACTGATGGCAAAAGAAGAAGAGAAAATGATGCAGAAGATAAATATGAAGCAATTGAGAGAAAATTAAGAGAGGAAACTATGAGCGTATTTAATTCAAACAACAAACAAGACCACACAAAAGCGAAAGCATT